AGAATATGGCATTACCCTCTCTGTCGCAAATTGCGACCGCTCGAAAGCCGGAGGCTGACTAACTTCCTGTTGCGCAACCTCGGGGCGAGGTATGATGCGATTGGGGCGTTTCGCGCCGCCGGCCTCGGATTTTCTTGGATAGAATCTCTGCTGCGTAAAGAGGATTTGACGAGCATTTTTTGTTCCGAATTGTGTGCTGCTGCCCATAGACATGTGGGAATTTTTGATACTAATAATGCAAGTTCTTGGAATCCAAATCGTTTTGTGCGAGCGGAGAGGCGGAATGGAATTTTAGAAAGGCCAGTAAGAATCCAATGACCCCAAAACTATCTTATTTGCTTGTTGCTCTGGTGTCTGTTGCATTGCTCGTCGGGGCTGATTCCGATCTTAATAGCTACCATAAAGTTTATTCGGTAGAGCGTCCGGTTGTGAATTTGCCACTTTCGATGAGGCAAGAAAATTGGCTTTCTGGCGGTAGTGGTTCTTGTGTTTGGGCAACTACCATATCATTACTAAGATGGCAAGGGGAATATGAACTTGCCGAAGAAGTCAGGCAATCCAGGGGTGGCGGAGTTTGGCTTGGCGAATTGTTTGCCGAACTGGACGCAATAGGTATAACTTATGCTGGCGTTTGCAATTCGGAAGAATGGTTTTTGGAATGGGCTTGCGAAACCAGGCGCGGTGCAGCCATCCCTATAATGGGCGGAAGGCACATGGTTGCGCTTGTCGAAATAACCGAGACCGAAGCTTGTATCCTCGATAATAATAGTGTGGAGAAGTATCTATGGCTGCCGCGTAATGTGCTAATAAGTGATTGGAAAAATTCTGGTGGGTATGCTTTTACGCCAATTTACACCCCACAAGCACCTTTGCCGTAAGGGAGGTTGAAGATGAGAAAGTATGTTGTGATTTGTTTCCTTGCTGCTGGTTTTCTGGTTTGTGCATCAGCGTTTGGCGCATCGGATCGTATTGATCCGCCGCAAGACCAAGGCAAGATGCACCTTTCTGTTGTCGGAAATGCGACCGATCCGACCTTTAGGGCTGTAACCGACTGGTTTTATGATGATTGGTTTTTGATGCACTTCCGCGAGAAGACTCACTACCACGAGGTAACTACCGATACTGAGATTTTTCGTGAACGGTACGAGCCTAATGTTACTGGTTTACCTACGGTTAGGCTGCAAAAAGCTGATGGCGTAGTCATATACGAAAGCTGGGGGCGCACCATTCCTGATACGCCCGAAGAATTGGCGCTTTGTCTGCATTGGGCGGTATTTGCGAGCGAGTTCCCGTGGCGAAACCTGGATAGTGAGCAGTGCAATCCCTGGAAGCGGTGCTGCCCCATGCCGACCCCCGAACCCGAAGTAGTTGTCATCCCTGAAGAAGAGTCGCCAGATTATCTCTGGCTTAAGATTATGCTCGTATTGACTGCGATTACTGTCGGCGTAGCTATTGGGGTTGCTTACGAATGGAAGAAAACACATGGAGCGTAATTGGGTTATCTTTTTCTACACAAGAGAGGAGTAGCGATGTCTGTTTTTACAATGGTTTTGCTTTGTGTTGTCGTTTGTGTCGTTGGCGTTCTCGTTGCGCGTTATTTCTTTCGCATGGATGAGCGGGTGGAGGATCGACGGCGAGCCGCAGCCCAGTTGGCGGGGGTTCTGCGTAAGTACGGTCTCGATAAGACGCCAGTTTTCTTGGAATCTTATGCCGTTGGTGATTACAGCCAGATGGGCGAAGATATTGTTGATCTGGTGAAGCTGTTCATGTCTGGCGAGGATGCCGTTATGCACGAGCTTGAAAAGGTGTTTGATCGGGTCCTTGAGGCTAAGTTGCAAACGAAGGAAGGCTTGGCTTACATTGCTGCTAGGGTGGGGGAAGCGAGTGAGGGGTGAGCTTCGCAGCCCTGATTTGATCGCCAGCCCTGGCGTGTATATTGAACGTGTGCACGCCAGGGCTGGCTGGGGATGGAAATGAGATTTTTTACTTGCTTAATGGCTTCGTCATTGTCTTTTTTTGTGGTTGGTGCTGTGTCGCCCAGCCCGATTACGGTAGTCGTTACCCAGGGTGGGGCGCTTGCTATATTGGGATGGGCTTTTTGGTATCTTCTGTCAAAGCACTTGCCCGAGGAACGGAAAATCTTTCTAGACGCGCAAGAAAGAACCAGAACGGACTACATGGATTCTAACAAGAAAATGTCCGAAGCAATAAACAAACTTACTGATGTGATTTCTGAATTGTAATCTGAGGAGGCACGCTACATGGCGTTCGATCTTAATTCGATCACAAAAGAAAAACGAATGTTGGCGCCAAGAATTATCCTTCTTGGCGTAGAGAAGATTGGAAAATCCACATTCGCATCACAAGCAGATAGACCTATTTTCGTGCAGGTGAAGGGCGAAGAGGGCGTGGACCAAATCGAGGTTCCGAAGTTTCCTACAGCCCAATCTTTTGGCGATGTAATGGAGTGTCTCGAAACTATCCACAACGAGAAGCACGATTTTGGCACGACTGTCATTGATTCTGGAAGCACCCTGGAACCTGTAATTTGGAAGCAGGTTTGCGAAAAAAATAACAACGCCAAAAGTATTAGTGATGTTCAGGGTGGATACGGCTGGGGGTATATCAAAGCCCTTGAGGAGTGGCGAATCCTGACAGAAGCCCTTGATAAGATTCGCCTTCGTAAAAACATGGCTTCCATTATAATTGGCCATGTTAAGGTCAAGAGGTTCGATGATCCAGTGGCCAGCGCTTCTTACGATCAATATCAGTTTGACATAAACGAAAAAGCTGCTAATTTGCTTTACAGGTGGGCCGATGCTATCCTGTTTTGCAATACCAAAATAGTCGTTAAGAAGACTGATGTTGGTTTTAGTCGAGAAATGGGCCGAGGAAAAGAGGTCTACGAAGGAGCTAGGTATCTCTACACACAAAAGCGACCGGGGCACCCCGGCGGCGGCAGGGGGGTTTACGGGCGTTTGCCATACGAGTTGCCGCTTTCCTGGGCGGCTTACCAGAACACAATAGCAGCACAAGTAAAGAAAGAGGCAACAGATGCGAGTATTTGAACTTCTTGATAAATTACCAAATCATACTTCTGTTAATTTTGTAATATTCAAACAGAAACATAGCGATACTATCGAAATAACGGTATGTTTAGAAAAAGAGAAACTAATGGGGCGTGTAACGCTAGAGCATCGGCTTCCCCTTGGGTATAAAGATGCAATCATGGAAGGCGCATTGGGCGATTTTCTGGACGAAATAACCGAAGCTGAATAAGAAAGGGTAAAGAGGCATGTCTGATCTTGAAAGCATTTTTGGTAGCGAGTTTGATTCTAGCCAATTTGATCCGATGGGGGATTACGATCTTCTGAAACCCGGAAAGTACCCTGTCGAAATCGAAGAAGCGAGCGTTCAGCCGACTAAAGCCGGCAATGGACATTACATTAAACTTAAGTTACGTGTCATTGATGGCGAATACAGCAACAGGGTTTTGTTTGATAACCTCAATATCGACAACCCAAGTCAGCAGGCTGTTGAAATCGCAAAACGTACTTTATCTGCCATATGTGGAGCACTAAATATCGGCAAGATTAAAGACTCTGCCCAGTTGGTTGGCGGAAAGCTATTGGCTCATGTCAAGGTCAAGGACGGCCAAAATCAGGTTCGCACGTATTCCGTACTTACGTCGGACGCCCAGGCTGCCCAGCCTCCCTCGCTATAGGGGGTTACCTCGGTTCCAATTCGATTTGTGCGCTATCCGTATGTTTTATTGGAGGGAAAATGGGCGATCTAGAAGAATTTGATTCCTCATTAACTGTGGAGAAAATTTATAAGTTATATGAGGAAAAAGACAAATCCCACGTTGTAAATTCTATTGGCGCATCAATGATAGGAAATGAATGTGCCAGATTTTTGTGGTATCTGTTTAGGCACTGCACGAAGGAATCTTTCAATGGCAGGATGCTTAGGCTGTTTGAGACCGGAAATATTGAGGAATCGAGACTTGCTGACGATCTTCGCGGAATTGGATGTCACGTAGAAACTGAACATTCCGCTGGCGGTCAGTTTAGGGTCTCTGCACTAGGGGGGCACGTTTCTGGTTACCTTGACGGTTGCGCTAAGGACATCCCTGAGGCGCCCAAGACGTGGCATGTTTTGGAATTCAAGTCACACAACGACAAGAATTTCAAAAAGCTCAAGAAAGATGGCGTCAAGAAAGCCTATCCAAAGCATTATTCCCAAATGATGCTATACATGCACTTAACGAAAATGTCTCGTGCGTTGTATTTGGCAGTAAACAAAAACAACGACGAGCTTTACCAGGAGAGGATAAAATATAATAAGACCGAGGCAGAGGAGCTAATCGAAAAAGCAAAGCAAATCATCCTGGCAACAGCCCCGCCGGATAGGATCTCAGAAAAGCGAGATTATTACAAATGCCGATATTGCTGTGCTAAAGAGATTTGCTTTGGTTCTGAGCCCCCCAACCCCGCGCTCCCTGTTCCGTTCAAGTCATGTCGGCAATGCTGCCACGCAACCCCTGTGCTGGATAGCGAAGATGCAGCTTGGACATGCGAGAAGCACAAACGGGGGTTATCGCTTAACGATCAGCTTAAGCCCTGCGTGGGGCACCTGATTCTTCCGGGGCTGTTGTCTACTCATGACGCGATCGACTACGGAACGGACATCGCCGGGCGGGAGTACATTCAATTCACAAACGAGGCTTTCGGTAGCTGGAAGCACGGACACTCTGCGGGCATGTTTGATACGGACGAATTAATGAAACTCCCCATTCCGTTGTTGTCAAATGGTAAAATTAACGAGGTAAAAGAGAAATTCGACGCAAAG